TTCAAGCAACAGGAGATAACTCTGGAACATGGGGTCAAATTACTAATACTAATTTACAAATTTTAGAACAAGCAATAGGTGGATATGATGCAGTTGGAATTACTTCAGGTGCAACCTTATCTTTTACTAATGGAACTTTATCAAATGGTAAAAACCAAGTATTAAAACTAACAGGAACTATAACAGCAAACAGATCTGTTGTTATTCCAGATTCAATTGAAAAAACTTATATTGTAGAAAATGCTACAACAGGAGCACATACTGTAACTTTTAAAACAAGTTCGGGATCAGGTGTTACTTTTAGTTCAACTGATAAAGGTAAAAAAATATTATATTCGGATGGAACTAATGTTTTAGAAGGTGTGACTTCAGTAGGAAATTTAACTACAGGTAGTGTTACAGCTACTGGTAACATAACTACTACTGGTACTATAACTTCTACAGGAGCAGTTTCAGGTCCTTTAAATGCAGATAACTTAACTAGCGGAACAGTGCCCGATGCTCGTATTACAGGAGCTTATACAGGGGTAACTGCTCTTACAATTACAAATGCTAGTAACTTAGACAATTTAAAATTAGAGTCAACAGATGCTGATGCAAATGCTGGACCTAATCTAAACCTTTATCGTAATTCTGCTTCACCTGCTGATAATGATTTATTAGGAGCTATGAGATTTGAAGGTCGTAATGATAACTCTCAAGATGTAATATATTCTGCGTTAACAACAAAAGCTACTGATGTATCAGATGGTACAGAAGATGGTCAGTTAGACGTCAATATTATGAATGCAGGTACATTAAGTTCGTTAGCTACATTTAAATCAGGAGAAACAATTCTTAATGACGGAAGTCTTGACCAAGATTTTAGAGTTGAAGGAAATGGTGATGCTAATGCATTTTTTGTAAATGCTGGCACAGATAAGATTGGTATTGGTAAAAACGATCCAGCAGAAAAATTAGATGTTAATGGAACGGTTAAAGCTACAGCTTTTGAAGGTGATGGTTCTGCATTAACAGGTATTAGTGCAGGTTTAGTAAATCTAGGAACAACAAATGTTTCAGCTGCTTCTGCAATTACTGTAACCCTACCTTCTGCATATAAAAAATTCTTTGTTACTTTTGGAGGTCTTCAAATAGCATCGGGTAATGATCTTCACCCTAATCTTCAAGTTGGAATTAGTGGTTCAATAAGCGGATCATCTTTATATAATTTTCAAGGTTTTCAATATAATAGTCCAGGATCTGGAAGTCCAATAGTTACACGTGAAATGATAAATCTTGTTAACACAACTTCTGCTGCTCTAGGTCAAGATTGTCTTCATTCTGCTAATAGTTCTAAAAATTATAACGCACAATTAGAAATAGACACAGGTACATCTTCATCTTTTCCTATTATTAATTTTAATACTTTTTTTAATAATGGTAATACTACAGATAGAAACGGAGTTGCTAGCGGGAGAATACTTTACAGAGATACAACTACAATTGATAGAGTTCAACTGACTACTAGTTCGGGAATAAATTGGGCTGCAAATGGAAGCGTAACAGTTTGGGGATTAAAATAATGAAATATAATTGCATAGATGGAAAACTTGTTGAAATGACGGTTGAAGAAGAAGCAGCATTTGACGCTTCTGTAATTCAAGCACAAGAACAAGAACAAAAAATAAAAGCTGCTCAAGCAGCACAAGAAGCTAAAAAAGCATCTGGTAAACAGAAACTATTAGATTTAGGTCTAACCGAAGAAGAAGTAAACGCCCTTATTGGTAATTAAACAATTCTAGTTTACACTTTATAGTTACAATAAAATGGAGTACATTGTGTAAATGTTACAAAAACTTAATTTCAAACCAGGTTTCAATAAACAAGTCACAGAATCAGGAGCTGAGTCTTCATGGACTGACGGAGATTTTGTTAGGTTTAGATATGGACTACCTGAAAAAATAGGTGGTTGGACACAACTTACATCAAATACTTTACCTGGCGCAGCTAGAGCACAACATTCTTTTGCTAGTTTAGCAGGAGAAAAATATGCAGCTATTGGAACAAATAAAGGTTTGTTTTTATATTATGGAGGAAACTTTTTTGATATTACTCCTTTAGATACAGCTATAACAGGAGCAACTTTTACAGTGACTTCAGGATCAGCTACAGTTACAGTTAACAAATCTAATCATGGTTTAGCAACTGGAGAATATATAACTTTTACAAGTGTAACTATTCCAACAAACTCTGGTTATGCAGTAGCAACTTTTCAAGACAATACTTTTGAAGTTTTAAATTCACAAACAAATACTTTTCAAATTACAATGCCAACAAACTCTGCAGGAGCTAGTAGTGCTACTGGTGCTGCAACAATTAATCCTTATGTAACAGTTGGTCCAGCAGTACAAACACCTGGCTATGGTTGGGGAACATCTACATGGGGATCAGGTACTTGGAACACACCTAGTACAACTAGTAATGTAACACTAGATGCAGGTCAATGGTCCTTGGATAATTTTGGTGAAGTTCTTATTGCAACTATACACAACGGTAAAACATTTACATGGAATGCAGGAGCAACTAATGCAAGAACAGTTAGAGCTTCAACATCAACATCTGGTTTTTCTACATCAGCTAATCCAACAGCAAGTAAATTTACTTTAGTGTCTGACAGAGATAGACATGTGTTCCATTTTGGAACAGAAACAACTATTGGAACTCTTTCAACACAAGACCCAATGTTTATTAGATTTTCAGATCAAGAAAATCTAAACGACTATACTCCAACAGCAACAAATACTTCTGGTACTTTTAGATTAGATACAGGTAATGAAATTAGAGGAGCTGTTCAAGGTAAAGATTATACTCTTGTTCTAACCGATAATGCTGCCTATGTTATACAATTTGTCGGAGCACCTTTTACATTTAGTGTAAGGCAAGTAGGTACTAACTGTGGTTTAATTGGACAAAACGCTTTAAGTTATTCTAATGGTAGAATCTTTTGGATGTCGGGTGAAGGTGGTTTTTTTGTGTATGATGGTACAGTTAAAATGCTACCATGTCTTGTTGAGGATTTTGTATTTACAACAGGGGGAGGCAATCTAGGAATTAATTATAGTGCTGCAAGGGTAACTTATGCAGAACACAATAGTTTATATAACGAAGTTACTTGGTTTTATCCTAAAAACGGATCTAACCAAATAGATAGATGTGTTTCATATAACTATGGTGAAAATTGTTGGACAACTGGTTCTCTTGCAAGAACTACTTATGCAGATCAAGGGGTGTTTGATTTACCTTACGCAACAGAATATAATTTAACAGCAACTCCTGTATTTGACATACAAGGGATTACAAACTTATCAGGTGCTTCTTTGTATTATGAACACGAAAAAGGAACTGACCAAGTAAACAGTTCTGGAACTACTTCTATAAATTCATTTATTAAATCAGGTGACTTTGATATAACAGGTAATAAAAGTTCTGTTGATTATAGAGGAGATGGAGAATTTTTTATGTCTGTAAAAAGATTTATACCAGACTACCAATTAATAACTGGTAATTCAAAAGTAACATTATTTATAAACGATTATCCAAACAACACGGCTACAAGCTCTCCTCTTGGCCCCTTTACAGTTACTTCTTCTACTGATAAAATAGACACTAGAGCAAGAGGGAGACTAGTATCTCTTAAAATAGAAAATGATGCTGTAGGCGAAACTTGGCGTTATGGTACATTTAGACTTGATGCAAAACCAGATGGACGTAGATAATGGCTAAAATAAGTGTATACATACCTGAACCTCAAGAAGAATATAGTTCTGAAAACCAAAGACAAATATTGGAATCTATTGATACTTTAAAAAATCAACTTAATTTTGCTTTTCAACAAGACTTAAAACAAGAGCAAGATATATTTAATTACTTTATGTCATGACAATACAATACAAAAGCGCTACATTTAATTTAACTAATACCAATGCAACAACAGTGTTGTCTGTATCTACATCAGCAATTGCTATTGTTAGAACTGTTCAAGCGGTTCATGATACAGCTAGCAATGTAAATGCACATTTGATATTAAAAAAAGCAGGTGCATCAGATGTTAAAATAGGTTACAAACAAGTTAATCTAAATACAGAAAGCATGTTAACAGGACCATTAAACTTAGAAGCAGGAGATGCTATTAAGATGCAGGCAGGAACTGCAAATGAAATAACAGGCTCTGTTAGTTATGCCTTAATAGACAGATCACAGGAGAATGGATAATGTCAGAGGATTTACTTAAGATAAATTGTACAACTACAATTGTTATACGAAATACAAAAACCGAACGAGTTTATGCAAGTAAAGAAGAGAAAGATACCGATGTTGCAGATCCTAACACAGATACAACTATTGACGATATCGCAGAAGATGTTACAGTAGAAATATCTCCAAAAGGATTAGAAGCATTAAAGAAAGTAATGAACCAAAACAATGAATCAAACACCTAAAGGTGGAACAGAGTTACAACTAGGGTTTTTAAATAAATATGTAGATAAGAGTCTACTAAATAAAGTTTCTATTTGTACATCGGTCCCTGAAAAAATACCTCTTAGTAAAGATAAGATAAACATCTTATGGCAAAAGAATTCATATGACCAACCGAATCTTGCACCATGGTTCACGGACCACGGTAACCATAAAAAGTATGATTGGTATATATTTAATAGTCATTGGACATTTGAAAAATTTAGAATAGCTTTTGATCTACCAACAGAAAAATGTGTAGTTATAAAAAATGGTATAGAAAAAATAGAACCAACTAAACCTTACATAAAAGGCCAACCTATAAAAATTATACATCAGAATACACCTTGGAGAGGATTAAATGTTTTATTAGGTGCAATGCAACTAGTTAAGAATCCTTTAATTACTTTAGATGTTTATTCTTCAACAGAAGTTTATGGTAAAGATTTTCATAAAGCTAATCATAAGTTTTATGAAACATTGTATGAGCAAGCTGAAACACTTCCTAATGTAAATTATATTGGTTATAAGTCTAATGAATATATTAGAGAACACATTAAAGATTATCAGATGTATGCTTATCCTAGTATATGGGAAGAAACTTCTTGTATATCATTACTAGAATGTATGGCAGGAGGTTTATATTGTATTACAACTAATCTAGGTGCATTGTTTGAAACAGGAGCTGAGTTTCCAATCTATGTTCCATACTTAACAGATTATAAACAATTAGCTAAAAAGTTTGCAAATGCAATAGAAGCTGCAGCAATAACTTTAGATAATAAAATTATACAAGAACATTTACAGTTTCAATCAAAGTACACTAATCAATATTACAATTGGAATAAACAAGCTATGGCTTGGACTAACTTTTTAAAAGGAGCAATCAATGCAAAATAATGAACCTATATGGTTTGGAAAAGAATCAGATACTGTAGAAATAAATTTAGGTGGTCAGCCTAAATATAAAATTATGGTTTGTACACCTTGTCATAGTGATGTTTCAATGCACTACTGTCAATCTGTATTAATGTTTCAACAACAATGTCTAAAGAAAAATATACTAGTTAGTTTTACAATGTTAAAGTCATCATTAGTGACACAAGGTAGAAACTTGTGTGTATCTGATTTCTTGAATCACGAACATAACTATGAGCACCTATTGTTTATAGACTCTGACATAGACTTTGATTTTGATACCATTATGAAAATGATAGAAGCTGACAAAGATATTATTGCCTGTCCTTATCCTATGAAAAACTATGATGTAGATAAGGCATGGAAAAGATTAAAAGAAACAGACATGGTTAAGACTAAAGAAGACTTATTGGCCAATGGTCTTATGTATCCAATGAAAGTAAAAGACAGGAAAAACATAGAAGTAAAAAAAGGCATTATGGAAGTAACTCATGCTCCTACTGGATGTATGTTAATTAAGAGAAATGTGCTAGAGAAAATGATTAAAAAGCACCCTGAATTAGAGATATTTCAACCAACAATTATTAACGGAAAAGAAATAAAAAGGGAGAATTTTTTTAATTTATTTGATACACTACATGACGTAAAAACCAAAAGATATTTTGGTGAAGACTTTGGATTCTGTCAAAGGTGGACCGACATGGACGGTAAAGTACATGCTCTTGTAACTGAATACATAACCCATGTTGGGGAGTATCAATACAAAGGTCGTTTCTTTGATGAATTACTAAGTCTTAAACATATTGACGACAAAGAAAAAACCAAATAAAATAACACTATGGCTATAACAAGAGCACAACAAGCTAGACAACTTTATAAAAACGGTGGATCTATGGAGGACATAGGTTTTAGTATTGCTAAACCATCTAAAAATGGTTCAAGACCAGGTTATAGAAGAAGTAATTATGATGATTCTGGTGGAGGGTTTGATGGTCCAAATACAGGAAAATCAGGAGGTCCAGATACAAAAGATGATGGTAATGCAGTAAGAGAACGAAACAAACGAGATAAAGAACGTGGAAAAATAGCAAAAACAATTCAAAAACCTACTAGTCTAAGAAAAAAAATAAAAAGAAACCCTTTTTATCAAATGTTTTCTTTTCTTAGAAACCCTTTAATGTTTGGAGTTGATAAATTAACGGATCAAAGAAAAGGTAAAAAAATTAATGAACTTTTTGGCGTACCCAAAGACATAGACTATTTAAGTTCAGATATAGGTTTTACAAACTCTTTAGACAAACCTGAAGAAACAGTTGAAAGAGGAGGAGATAATTTTATTAATACCATGGCAGACAATACTCCTGTTTATGATGAAGAGTTTACTCCATACGAAGGTGGTGAAATTGCAAAACTAATAGCTGAAAGAGATAAAAACGAAGCTTATAGATTTATGGCCGATGGTGGCAGAGCTGCTTTTCAAGAAGGTGGTGGAATATTTCCAAGGATAGATAAATTAGGAAACAAAGTATCTTCTGCTGAACAAGAATTAGCTGCTATTAATTCAAGGTTAGATACTGCACAATCTTCTTTAGGTGGACAAGGTGGACAAAATAGCGGAGGAGGGATTATGAATAATTCTATTTTACCTGACTCACCTTTTCCTAGTATGGATGAACCTGCTGAAGAAGGAGATATGAATAATTCTATTTTACCTGACTCACCTTTTCCTAATGTTGCTGAACCTAAAAACACTATTGCTGATAATATTTCTGTAAACCCTATCGGTTTTCCTGAAAACAATGCACCTATTGCTGATAATATTTCAGTTGGTGGAGGAAGAATTCCTGGAGGTGGATCAACAATGCCACAAACATTACCTGATGGAACACCTTACAATCCAGGTTTTCCTTCACCAAATATAGGATCAAATAATCCTGCAGGACCAAGACCAATTGGAGGTGGAGGTTCTGGTATTACTACATTACCTGATGGAACAGTTTATAATCCAGGAAGACCAATGCCACCTGGTTCTAATGTGGGATTAGGTTATGATAAACCAAGACCAGGAACACAACTTTCTAATTCTCAAATTGATGGTACAAACTCAATACCAAGACCAGGTGTTGACCTACAGACTTTACCACCACAATTTTCTGGTCCAAGACCTGCAGTTGATTTACCTGGAGGTATGCCAAGCAATCCCCCAGGAACATCAGAAGATCTGGGTCAGTATACAAGACCTACCGAAAACATGCTTCAACCACTTCCAGGTTTCGATAATAGAAGACCAATGCCGTTTGAATTACAAGGACCTGGAACAGGAAACGCACCACAAATGGCACAACTTTTTAATTCTCAAATTGATGGTACAAACTCAATACCAAGACCTGGTGTTGGTCAGCTGTTATTAAATGCTGGTCCAAGAATTCCTCAACCTACAATTACCCCTGGACCTAATTTACAAAGTACTCCATTGCAAACTGCTATTTCTGGTGGTGGTTTAGCTGGTCTAACTGGTTATGGTAAACCAGCAAACATGATGTCTCCTGCAGTGGGAGATCCAAGAACAGGTGCACAACAGATAGACGGAAATCTAGCACAAATGATGATGAGAGGTGGTTTTGCTGAAGGCGGGATGCCTGAATACGAAGGTGGGATCATGGACCTTGAATCAGGAAGACAACAATATTTTTTAGGTAAACTAGTTAAGAAAGCAGCAAGAGCAGTTAAAAAAGTTGCTAAGTCTCCATTTGGTAAAGCAGCATTGTTATACTTTGGTGGTAATGCACTTATGAGTGGAGGTGGAGGATTAGGAAAATTTTTTGGTAAAGGCAGTTTTAATCCATTTTTAAGAAAAGTTGCTGGTGATACAGCGTTTAGTGGTTTAGGAAATGTAGCGAGTAAATTAGGTATGGTAAATCCAAAAGGTGGGCTGACGGCTTTAGGTGGCATAGCAGGGGGATCTTTATTAGCAGGATTAACTGCACCTAAAAGCACTTATGATGCAGAGCAAGAAGATGATTTTGTTTTAGATATACCAGAACAATATAGATTCTATGCAGACGGTGGTAGAATAGGTTATGCTTCAGGTTCAGGAGAAGATTTTTCAAAAAGTAAAGTATATCAAAAATGGGTTCAAAGATACGAATCGAACCCTGACAGTCCTTTGGTTACAATGCACGAAAAAGCTGATGCTTTTAAAAACTTTTATGAAAGAAGCAAAAATGCGCAAGCAGAAGGTTCTAAAGAACCTGTTGCAAAAGAGACTATGCCTTTATTAGATATGAACAATCAAGAGATGGATTTAAGACAAGAAGGTGGATTTGTACCAATAGGTAGAATGGAAAAGGCAGACGATGTACCAGCAAGATTATCAAAAAATGAATTTGTATTTACTGCAGATGCTGTTAGAAATGCAGGTGAAGGAGATATAGACAAAGGCGCAGAAGTCATGTATAACATGATGAAAAACCTCGAATCCGGAGGTGAAGTATCTGAAGAATCGC